CTTTGAGATTTCCCCATAACTCTGTGCAATCACCCTCTAAGCCTGAGCAATCACCTCTTAAGCCTGCGCAATCACCTCTTATGCCTGAGCAATCACCCCATATGCCTGAGCAATCACCCCATATGCCTGAGCAATCACCCCATAAGTCTGAGCAATCTCCTTTTAAGAACTCATGAATTCCTTTGATACGTTTATTGTTTTTTATGTGATACAATTCTTTGTTTTTTTTGATTAATTTTCTTTTCATTATTTTTCCTCAATAGTTATAGGATATAAATTCTCTATTATTCGTTTTTTTAATTTATAGGTTTCAGTTTTAAACCCCTTGACATCAACAAAATGGCATGTACCATCAGCATGAAACTCTAAAAAGTCTAGCCTATAGACTGTATTACCAGGCATATGTATCGGGACTTGACGCAAAAATAGGATTACTTCGCCATCTTTAACTCTTTCCTTTAAATTTAGGTAATATTTCGACTCTTTTTTAGAATGAAACTTAATGCCATCGCATTCTGTACGCTTAGCATGATATTTATGATATAGGTGTCTTGTCATTTTAAAATCACTTGTTTGTTAGTAATTAAATAAATCTTTACGGCTGTTTTTTTATGTGGGATAGCTTTACCACCCAACCATTGATAGACAGAGGTTCGGCTAACACCAACGCGTCTAGCAAATTCGCTTTTCGACATCCCTGTTTGTTTTAACCAGCCTGTTAATCTCATAAAACTTTACACTTTTGTAAATTAATGTTGCATAAAACTTAACAGTTGTGTATATTTAAGTCAAACTAAAATTATGGAGAATAAGATGAGACCTCAAGATGAAGGCGATTTTGATGCAATCACACAAAAAGTTCTTGATGAATTAGCCAAAGAAATGGTGAAGCAACAAGATAATAAAGAATTTAATTTAATTAGTTTTATAAACCAAGTTAACGAAAAAGGAGAAGAAGATGGAGAATAACACAAAAATATACCCAGCTTTATTAAAAGCGGTATCAGAGATGAAGCAACCTATACTCAATAAGAGTGCAGGTAAAGGAAGCTATTCATATAAATATGCTGATCTTTCAGAAATATTGAATGTGGCTAAAGCACCATTAGCTAATAATGAGATCTTTATCGTACAGAAGCTAACTTGTGATGCTGAGCTAACTTATGTAGAGACTAATCTAGTTCATTCTTCAGGAGAAATGATTACATCTAAGTATCCTTTAGAAAGAAAAGGGCTTAACATGCAGCAGATCGGTGGTCAAATCACCTATATCAAGAGATATTCATTAGCTTCAATGCTAGGTCTAGCAGCAGAAGAAGATAAAGATGCTGAAGAATTAAAAGCTAAGCCAACAACTGAGAATTGTATCTCTACAGGCCAAGTAGTAAACATTTCATCATTGCTATATCAGTTAAAGAATGGAGAGAGAATGAAAGCTATTCAAGCTTTACCAACTTCAAACATAAATGAAATACCTGCTGAGAAATACGATGCTATCATTCAGTATCTAACCAACATGGTTAACATAGCTAAAAGCCATAATACAGGAGAAGTAAAATGAAACAACTAATTCAGGGAAGTGCGGCGTGGCTGGAAATCCGTAAACGTTCGATCACTTCAACAGACGCATCAGTCATTAACGGGACTAATACCTTCAGAGGCAACTGTCCCTTTAAGCTATGGCAACAAAAACTAGGGCTTATCGATTGTGATATCCCTAATGCATTAATGATAGAAGGCTCAAAACTAGAGCAAGAAGCTCGTGACTGGTATAACGAGACATATAAAGTAGACATGCAGCCGAAGGTAATGTTTAGCGATGACCATGAATGGATGATGGCTAGCCTAGATGGGACTAATGGCCATAAACTAATCGAGATTAAATGTGGGGAAGCTGCTTATCAGAAAGCTAAGCAAGGTATTATCCCTCCATATTATCAAGATCAGATGACACATGCTTTATTTGTCACAGGGCTGGCTACTTGCGATTATATAGCATATCGTCCAGGCGAAGTGCCAATAGTCCTTAAATGGGACTTTAAATTAAATGTATGGCTAGATTTATGTGCTAAAGAGATAGAATTCTATGAGTACCTATCTAAACAGGTGCCACCACCGCTAAATGAAAGAGAGTTTGTAGAGATAGATGATGCTACGGCTAATCAGCTAGCTTTAACATGGAAATTATTAAAAGTTAAAGAACAAGAAGCGATAGAAGCTCGTAAAGCTATAGAAAAACAAATTCTAGAGTTTACAGATGATGGTAATTGTGTCTTTCCACAGGCAGGCGTTAAGATAACAAGAGTTAATTCCAAAGGAATGGTTGATTGGAAGAAAGTCTGTGTTAAATGGAAGATTAGCGAACATGAGGTAGAAGAATTTAGGAGGAAATCGATAGGTTATCCTAGATTTACTATCCTAGAATGAAAAAGGGGCTTTTTTAAGGCCCCTCAAGTTAAAATGAAAAATCGCATATGAACAACGATCGTTCTCGTTTTATTAAATATGTTAATTAAATGCAAATAAAAAAAAGGGGGCCAAATCAACCCCCTTAAATCAAATATATAATTGCAATAACATTAATCAATAAACTTAATGTTTTTGGTTTTTTTTGGTATCTTCGTTGTGAAGTTTCTTGTTGGCAAACAAGTAAACAGGGCTTACCACGCCCTTAAAGAACAGTTTTCCTTATAGATAAATCTCTGAATAAATACAACTAAATTAATTTTTTGTTAGCATTCTTTTATTGAAATCCTTACAGTTAAAATTTTACTAGTACTAAAATTTAATTGAAAGGAGTAGGCATGGCCATCATAAAAATAGGTTATAATAGAGATGATCAATATTCTGTTTTTTCAAGAAGAACGCTTCAAGATTATAACTTATCCATTAAAGCTCTAGGAATGCTAGTTAGATTGACCTCATACCCACCTAATTGGCAAATCCATCAATGTCAATTAGCGAAGACATTTAAAGAAGGGAAAGACGCAATTCATTCCGCCATTAAAGAATTAGAAGAAAACCATTATCTAATAAAACGGCAATTATTTGACGCAATGGGAAGATTCTTTGACTATGAATATGTTGTATGTAATGAGCCACAAACCGCTGAACAATGGAAAGAAATGCTAGCACGGCTAGATGGTGAAGCATATGAATTATCAACAACAAATCGCCCTCATACGCCATATGAACCGAATGCGGATTATCCGAATCCGGAAAACCCGCCACTACAAAGTAAAGAGTTTACAAAGTACATAAAGAAAGAAAAAATAATAAAAAAGAAAGAAAGCCCTCTTTCCGTCGATGCTAAAGCATCTCCTCGTAGCAAATCAAAGAATTTGCTACCCTCCTCTATTTTCTTGTATGAGAATAATAAAGAGATCAAAGAGCTAGTAGATCATCTAAGCAGATCTATCATGCGTGTTAAGCCAGACTACAAGTTTCCAGCTACTTATAAGCAAAACTGGGCTAAAGAAATAGATATGATGATCCAACTAGATAAGCGGGATGCTAAGAAAATCCATGAGGTATTGGAATGGCTTCCTTCAGACTCATTCTGGAGTACAAACATCTTATCGGGTAAGGCATTACGTAAACAATTCGATAAGTTAGAACTTCAGCTTTTAAAAGAAAAGAAAGAGAACTCATCTCCCGAGATGCAGCTTACCCCCGGCGGTCCACACCACGGCATCATCATTGACACGCTCTACCAGCATTACAAAGCCTGGTACGGGCAGTTAAACGATCCGTTCCTAGTCAACAAAGGACTCTTGCAAATGGATGATAAGTATTTCTATGATCAGAAAGATGGAATGGTAGGTATTAAGTACAAGAAAACCCTCAAAACCCTTGTGACAATGCTCAAGGATAAGTATCAGATTCCAGAGAGGATATTCGATCAAGTAAAGAAAAAGCTTGATCTCCGTAGCTTCCCTGTATAGTATACTTTTATTTAAACATGGAGGCAATTTATGGACTTAGAAGATGTTATAGAAACACTAGAACAAATGTTAAGTAATTTAAAGATTCATTTAGGGAAAGCTAAGGGTGGTAACAAGTCAGCAGCTCAAAGAGCAAGAGTGACATTACTTCATCTAGAGAAAATGGGTAGACAGTACAGAAAACAAAGCATGGCAGAATCAAAATGGACTTAGAAATCCTCGATTTCGTTGATCTCGTCAACGGCTTCCGCAAGGGCTATGTCGATATCAAGGTCATTTATCCGGGAGACAAATGGGAAATCTTCAGGAGCATTGGCTTTTTCGAAAAAGAAAACAAAAGGTGGCTCAGTCTCCCAAATGTGAAACGAGGGGATAATTGGCTTCCGTACTACGAAAGAAGTCCTGCGATCAATAAGGATATGCTTCCCATTGCGTTGAAAGCTCTCGAGAATCATCTGAATCTATCTCCTCTATCTGAACGGATGAAGGATCAGGATCTAAAATTTTGGTAATTAATGCAAGCTGAAACGAGTTATACAAGCATAGTAAGATGATTATAGCTATTAGAGCGTAGAGTATATAGTTTTTCATAGTTCCTCTTGTGTTGGGGGATGGTTGTAGCCATACCCCATCTTTATTAAGAAAAAAATCATCCATTTTTCCCCTCCCTTTGGCTTTCGATCCAATCTTCAAATAGGTCTCTTCTGAGATAGAGACGTTTGCCTATTTTACGAACAGCCTTTTCTAAGCCATTTTTATGTCTCATTAGAAGGAAATGACGTACTTGACCTAAGGTGAATGGATATTGATCACTATGGCCAATTTGTTTTGGTTCTATATATTCGTTCATATAGATAACTCCCGGCAGGTTTTTGCCTTTTTGAATTAATATGAACATTATTGGAACAAAATCAGCTATATGTTGTCGTACGGGTGAAAAAATAAATTCGGGTTTTTAAAAAAGTTTTTTATGAAAGTCATTTATAATAAGGTCTTTATAAAAAGATTTTTTTAATTGAAAGCTATTTTTATTGCAGGATAGAATTATGTTTTTGAATAGCACTTTGAATCTGTTTTTTGATTTCTTGTGATTTAATCCGATCTTTCTTCAAATTCTTCAGGAAAAAATGGCTTAAGTATATGTTTTGCAATAGCGTCTAATAACTTCTGTTGTCTGCTAGCAAATTCTATAGGATGACAAGACAAAGAAGCTCTATAATAAACATTGAATAACTCTTTTAGAGCTTCTTTTTTAGTCTGTTTTTTCATGGTCTAGTCCTTTAAAACTCAGCTCCGTATCTTAAAGTAAATGAAGGCTTCCATTGATGGCCTCTGTATGGGCCTATATTATAAGCTGCAGGTGTAATAGTCTCTAATTGAACAAAGCATTGTTTCTTTTTATGTTTAAACTGCTCTCCAAGAGTAAACATAGCTCCGCTTCCTTCAGATGTAGTATAAAATGCTTTTTCATATCCAATGCCATAATGTAAACCAGCACCTAAATAAGTTTGAGCTTTAGGGTTAGGGTTTATGTAATAAAGATAAGAACTCTTTAGATTGAATCCAAAGCTTCCCTTATGGGTTATCATGTTAAAGTTATTATCTATTCCATGATGATTATTTTGGATTCTTTGTCCAACTCCAATTGACACAGCAGTATGAGGGAGTGGCCCTAATCCTACTTGTGAATAGAAAAAAGCTTGTTTTACTTCTTTAGACTCTGCTTGAGCAAAAGAAAATGTTAGTAGGCTTAGGCCTAATAGTGTGACTAATAATTTATTCATAATTTACTCCTTATTTTATGTTTTCATTTTTATGGGACTCTTGGGACGCTTCTTTTACATTTATTTTTTAATATTTACTAGGTCTTTAACAAAACATACACTTTCAACGGCAATAGAGGCTAATCCACATACAAAAATTACAAAACCAATAATTGATCCTATATCAGTGTAAATTAAATATTCATAGGGAGATAAAGTCAATAAACCCCCACCTAGAAACAACGATATAAACAAATCCCTTATGGCTTTTTTTCTTATAAATCTAAAAAGAAATGATATCATCAGTATGGCAATAGCAATTATTTTAATCATGACTTACCTCTTATTCTTTGTAATACGCATCTGGTTCTAAATAATTAAGATGCTTATTAAATTTCTCGTAAGCTGCCTGTAAAGACTCTGATATAGATGATAGCATTGTCTCACGATGGATAACGCATAGATCAGCATAGTCTAACCCGCCGTCTATCTCCTCTTGCATATGATCAAAACCGTGGTAATTTGCTAGATCAACTAACGCATCAAACAAAGCTTTACGGTTAGTTGTATATCTTGAATCATATAGTTCTTCAAATATGATTTGGATAGAATCTTTTAGTTTTTCTTTTGACATCATACCGGACTCCTTTATTGATCTATATTACTTATGAAGCTATATTATGACTTCATACGCCATATAAAGACAAGTCATAAAATATCTTTTAATTTATATACTACTGTGGTACTTATAAAAGAAAAAAGGTATTTGCATGACAATATATAAGAACTCTCTTAACCATGACAGAGTTCAAGAAGCTAGAAGAGATAGAGGACTAACTACAGAGAGAGTCGCCGAGTATATAGGAACTTCACCTAGCACCTATTCAAAAATGGAAGCTAACATTCGATTATGCACAGACAGCGAGGTGGAACTATTAGAAGAGATATTGGGCATCAGTAGGAGTACAATGTTAAATCGAGAGGCTATTAAGAAGCCTGATAATATGGGTGAACAAAGACAAATAGAGGCCACCAGAAAAGAAAGATCAGATAAAAAGTACACCGATGAGTTTATTGAGAAAGAAGCTAAAGAATTACTTAAGTGGATAGAAAAGCCTGATAGTTGCTTTGTTATTGACTTTGCTAGAGAGAGAAAAATTAACTATCAAAGAATGTACGACTGGGCTAAAACTAACGTTCTCTTCGGGGAAACTTGGTCTTTAGCACAGCAAGCAGCCGAGAGTAGAATACTTAAAAAGTCCTTCCATAACAAAGCTAACGCCAACTTTGGTAGATTTCTGTTGATAAGCAAACATGGATATTCTAACGATGCTCATCCAGCGATAGTAGCGGCAACTCCAGAAAACAGTTCACTAGGCTTTAATGACCAAAAATAAACTTAAGATTCCTCTTAATCGCAGATGGTATCAGAAAGAATTCATGGATGCCATGGAGACTAAGAGACGAGCAATGCTGATCTATCACCGTAGAGCCGGTAAAGATATAGCTTGTTGGTCTTATCTAATATACAAAGCATTTAATGATAAGGGCGTTTACTACTACATCTTTCCTGAATACTCACAAGCCCGTAAAGCATTATGGGATAGTATTACAGAGGATGGCTCTACTTACATGGATCTCATTCCTAAGAAGATACTTGATAAGAAATGGAATCACGAAATGAAGATAAGACTCACTAACGGTTCAATCATTCAAGTAGTAGGATCTGACAACTATGATGCAATTAGAGGCACAAACCCAAAGGGTGTAGTCCTTTCAGAATATGCCTACCAGAATCCATCCATATGGACTCTCATCTTAGACCCCATATTAACCAAAAATAAAGGCTGGGCAGTCTTTAACTCTACACCTCAAGGGAAGAACCATTTCTATGAGCTATATCAACATGCTATCTCAAACTTAGATGATTGGTACGTTAAGCTGCTCACAATCGACGATACTAATTTAATCGATGAATATGACCTAGAAAAGAAGATAGGCCAAGGAATAAGCGAAGAATTCGTTCAACAGGAATATTTTTGTTCATTTGACATAGGAATTCAAGGCTCGTTCTACGGTAGATGCATGAGAGATGCTCAAAAAGAAGACAGAATCATTCTATTTCCTTATGATAGATCAATGCTAGTCTATACAGCATGGGATCTAGGATTCACTGACTCCATGAGTATCATATTCTTTCAGAAGAGAGGAGATAATATCCTCATCATCGATTATGAAGAAGACAGAGGCTATGCGTTATCTCATTACTTGGACATACTAGAAAGAAAGAAATACAAGTATGGCAAGCACTTCTGTCCTCATGATGGCAAAGCACATAACAACACAGGCACAACATTCCAACAAGTAGCAAGAGCGCTTAACGTTGAGTTCACGGTGCTAGAGAATAAGCTCAGTGTCATGGAAGGAATCGAGAAAGTAAGAGTATTGTTCCCAAGATTATTATTGCATAAAGATAAATGTGACTACCTCATTAAATGCTTATTACAATATCATGCCGAATATGATGATAATGCCAAGGTATATCGCAACAAGCCCAAGCACGATTGGTCTAGCCACGCATGCGATGCCCTCCGCTATTTAGCAATGGCGTTAGACCACATAGACATTGGCAAAGGCATGTCTAAAGCTAGGCTTAGCGATTTAAGAAGAGAGGTTGGCATTTATACTTAACGGAGGAATCTCAGTAGCCTAAAAACTACTTTGTAGGAAGAGTGCTAGCGCTTCCGCCCTCCACAATTAATGGAGCAATAGATGGAAACACCAGAATACATTAAAGGCCCTCATAAAAACCACAACATAGAATATTCAATGGACTACGATGCTCACTATTGCAGAGAATGTAACGAATGGATAGACTCCGCCTGTAAAGACCCAGACTGTGAGTTTTGCGCAGAAAGGCCTGATAAACCAATGGAGGAATAGATGTGGTTCCCGAGTTGCACGTGCAAGCCGAAAGAAGTAACGTTTAAGTTTGATAACTCATGCAATTGTTGTTGGGGGATATCTAACAATTCAATTCCCGTGTATGTTAACCATTACAATATAGTTGAAAAGTTTGATTTTGAAAAAAGTATTCCATCGGGATGCGAGCACACTACTTCTATTAATAGAATTATACAAAGAGTAGAAGAAAAAATAACAGAACGTGTTTCTCTTATTGAATGGTCTTCAAAGTTAAATCAGTATTTTATAAACAAATATCAAGTAAGAATGTGTAATACCGAAGAACTTGTTGAATTTGAGCTGGATCAGTTAGAAAGCAAAGTTAATATGCCATTGAGAAGATATGAGGGAGTGGTAGACTATTCTCAAGTGAAGAGAATCAATAATGCAATGAATAAGATACTAGATGAACTAAAGCAATTTTAAAGGAGCAATAATGGGAACAGACATAAACTTTTATATAGAACAAAAAGTAAATGGCAAATGGAAAGAGGTAGATATACCTTATCAATTCTTAGAATTTGGGAGGAATCAATATGTCTTTGGAGTATTTGGTCAAGGTCAATGGGCTAATGATTTTACTACTGATAACATTGCTGACCATCCGAGATGGTTAGAAGATATAGAAGGTGATACATCATTTAATCTAAAAGACTCTCAAGAAGAGGCCTTTTATAGTCACACTTACGCTTACTTAGATGAGCTTATGCAAACTAATTGGTGGTGTATAGATGAAAATGATGATGAAGAAATTAGTTATCCTCTTTATGAAAGCTACTTCAGAGCATTTATAGAACACATTCTACCTAAATATCTAGAAATTGAATATTCTCCAATTGCATACAGAAACGTTAGAATAATCGCTTACTTTGATAACTAAATGACAACAGAGTCACAAAAGAAAAAGTTTGCATACGGCCGTATACCTATCGACATAGACGGCTGGGCGGACGCCAAGAAACACAAACCGTTCCCTTATGATTTAGTGTTTATCAAGACTCCAAAGAAGGTGCGTGTTGGTTGGTGGGCATCTGGAGCATGGGAAAGCATGAGGCTAAATAGGAAAGAAAGGCGTTTTGTTATTTACTGGAAACTGTATGATGGGAAAAGAGACTAAATAATAATTTCATTTAACATATCCAAAAAAATACTTTACATTTAAGATGAAAATTTAGAAAACCATTAAAAAACGGTATTTATCATGAGTGTAAGAGTATCTGAAGAATTCATGGTCGATGGTGACCAATCTATATTAAAATTTATGCATGAAGCTTTCGACAAGAATGCTACAGCTAATCAAACCTATTGGCTGGAGGGAACGAGAGATGTCAGGTTTAAAGCTGGAGATCAAACGATATGGAACGAGCTATATAATAACTATCCTATTTTTCAAAAGAATAGGTTCAACTTCAATAGAATTAGACGTGTAGTCAACCTAATTGTAGGACATCAAAGAAGAAACCGCAGTGCTACTACCGTTATGCCAATTGAAGGATCAGATGAGCAGACGGCAGATCAGTTCTCTAAGTTAGTACATTGGTCGATGAACTCACAAAATGCCTATCATCTTATCTCAGAGGCCTTTGAGGGAGCAATAACTACAGGCATGAGTCTTATTGCCCCGTGGGTAGACTACAGAACCGACCCAATCAACGGAGAGATCAAATACAACAATCTATCTTACAATGGTTTTATGATAGATCAATTCTTTACTAAGCCCGATTTATCAGATGCTAACTTCGTATGGACTAGAAAATACCTTTCTAAAGCCCAAACGGCTTCTTTAATGCCTGAGAGAAGAGATGAGATATTCGAGATGCAAGGCAATAGACGTGATGATAAATTTACATTCCAACCTGAGAACTTCAACATATCCAATCCTGATTTACTATCTTATGATGAGTTTTGGCACACAGATTACAGAACAATTAAGCTTCTTGTTGACACGCAAAGCGGGGAGACAATGGAGTGGACAGGGGACGATGATGGTCTCAAGGCATTTAGACAAGAGTTTCCGCAGATTAACGTTCAAGAGACCGAGAAGCAAACCGTCAAACTAGCTATCGTAATACAAAATAGAGTTATGTATGACGGCCCTAATCCATATGAAATAGACAGATATCCCTATGTGCCGATACTAGCATACTTCGAACCAGATGTGCCTTTCTTTGAATGGAAGATACAAGGAGTTGTTAGATCGCTTAGAGACTCTCAATTCTTATATAATAGAAGAAAGGTGATTGAATTAGACATCATGGAATCCCAGATTAATTCTGGAATGAAAGTTATGGAGGATTCGTTAATAGATGATAAAGACGCATTCTTATCGGGGCAAGGAAGAGGCCTGTTTATTAAAAAAGATGCTCCTTTAGGCATGGATTCAGTCCAACAAATCGTTGCCCCACAAGTTCCTCCATCGATGATTGAATTGTCTAACTTATTATCACAAGAGATAAATGAAATCTCTGGAGTTAATGAGGAGCTACTTGGAGCTGCTAAAGATGACAAGGCCGGTATATTGGCGATGCTTAGACAAGGAGCTGGTTTAACCACGCTTCAAACGTTATTTGATAACCTAGATAGATCTCAAAAGCTTTTAGGTGAGCTTACCATGTCTTTAATCCAGCAAAACTTTACTCCTGGTAAGGTAGCTAGAATAATAGATGAGCAACCATCAGAGCAGTTCTATAATAAAGCATTCCAAAAGTTTGATGCGGTAGTAGCTGAGGGTATATTAACTGAAACACAAAGAAAGGCTACATTCATAACATTATTAGAAATGCAGAAATTAGGCATAGAAATTCCACCAATGGTATTACTAGATAAAGCGCCTATACCTGATAAGAAAGACATCAAAGAAGCTATGCAACAACAAGCAGAGCAACAGCAACAAATGCTTGAGAAGCAACAACAAATGGAAGCCGCTAAGATTAAAGCTGAAATAGATCTTGCAGAAGCTAGAGCAATGGCAGACCAAGGCTTAGGAGTTGAAAGAATATCTAGAATTGAAGAGAATAAGGCGCTGGCCGTTGAGAGAAGAGCCGAAGCTGTGAAAGATCTAGAGATGGCATCGCTTGACAAAGTTAAAGCTGCTAAAGAGCTACAAGGCATAGATATCACCCAACTACAACAATTGGTTGATATTTTAAACGCAATACAGCAACGTGATATTGAAAAAACTGAGGTATTGAAGAATGTGTAAGCATAGAATAAAGATGAGCATGCAAGACCATAAAGAGAATAAAAACTTCGATAATAAGTTTGAGAAGAAGCAAGCGGCTATGGTTCGCAAAGACAAACAAAAAAAGAAAAGGAAGAATAAATGACGTTGAAAGTCTTAGGTAATAGAATATTATTAGAAATAATCAAAGAAGATAACGAGGTAAAGAAAGGAATAATTGTTCCTGACACACACAATAGCAATCAGATTAGAGCTAAAGTTATAGATATTGGAGAAGGAATGAGAGCTCCGAATGGCATATTAATCAACATACCTGTGTTGCCTGGAGATATAGTTCTTATTTACAAGTTTTCAACGCAAGATATACATTTTGATAACAAGGATTATGTAATAGTTAAAGCTGAAGACATAATCGGAACAATTAACGAATAAACAAGACGAGGTAATATATGTCTAAGTTCGAAGAAAAAGGGAAAAAGAGTTATCCCAACAAAAACTCTGCATTTTTAGCTAGTAGAGGAACACCAGAAAGTGGTAGTGTGTCCTTTAAACAGCAACAAAGTGCTTTTTTAGCTCCAAGAGGCGAGCCAGAGAAAGTTAAAACAACATTTGCAGAATCAAGATATAAGTAATTTTTAAGGTCGCACGGTTCTACCCTTCCTAGGGCTTAATCCTATATACATTATGTGCGGCCTTTTTTATTTCTTAGGTAATTTAGGTAATGGCATCCAGTGGGTAATGTCCCCCATTCGAAAACATTCTTGCTTTCCTAACCAATCTTCACCATCCCAAAACTTAACGTCCGCGTTAATTCCGTCTGTTACTAAACATCCAATTTCATAAGAACGAACATCTTTTGTATAAGGTAAAAAATCATCAACACTTATCCATTCCATAAATCCTCCTTACAAAAAAAAACCGGGCTAAACAAGGAGTCCGAGCCCGGCGGTGAAGTACTCAACTTAAAATGAAATCGAACTTCACCTATACAATGTAGTTTCTGCCTTCTATATTACATATCACGGCAATTTACTTCAATTTCTTTTTGCTTTTTTTAAGAAAGTCCTTGTAAATGTTGATCCATCTCACTATGTCTTTGTCAGGTTTTGGTTGATTTAAGATTAAATCGAACTTGTCTTCTTCTGGTAGACACCAAAGGAATTCAAGCTTTTCACTTAAGTTATTGACATACCACACATCTTGATTAGGTTGCATTTGGGGAAGTGTCGGATGAGCTATAAAAGTCAATCTATACCCCCTTCCTTTAGCTATCATCTCATTAGTCATAATAACTTCGATATAATACTTATCTATCAAGCTGTTGTGCTTCAACATGCACTCGGTTAAGCCATTCACATAGCTTTTTCTCATTTCATTGCCTAGATCACCAACTAAGATAGGTGAGCTATTTATGTGTTCTTCATGTGTTTGAGCGACTGTTTCGCCTAATGTTTCTCTATCTCCAAACTCTGACTTCATAATCCTCCAGATATAAAATATTTACTTTACAATTAAAATATATAATATATACAAGTAAAATATTTAATTGTCGTTTGATCTACGTAAAAGATCATGCGTAACCGGATTTCGCAAATCCAAAGGAGAATAATGACTGCAGAAGCTGAACCAATAGACGTAAACAATCAGGAAGCCGTTGTCCCTGAACAGGCTCAAGAACAGTCTAAACAGCCAGATGATCAACCTAAATCTACAGAAGATTCGAAAGAATATAACTGGAGAAAGATGGAAGAGAAGATGGCTGCACTTGATAGAAAGAATCAGGAGTTAGCTAGATCTTTAGAAGAAAAGGCTCAACCTCCCAAAGTAACTCAACCAGACGAACTATCTACTCTGCAAGATGATGATCTTATCACCGTTGGCCAAGTCAATAGACTGGCTGAACAAAGAGCGCGGAAGATAATCGAGGAAGAGTTCGCAAGAAAGGATAAAGAGAATTTACCTTCTAAGGCTAGAGCTACATACCCTGATCTTGATCAAGTGTTAACTGATGAAAATATTAAACTATTAATAAAAGAAGACCCAGACCTTGAACATGATCTTCAGAATGTTCGAAATCCTTATACAAGCACCTATAAAGCGATTAAGAGATCAAACTTTTATCGTGAAAGAAATGCTAATAAGGAAACAGAACAGCGAATCTCAGACAATTCTAAAAAGCCTGTTAGTGGCAACTCACTCGGTCAGCAGCGTCCGTTATCGCAAGCAAACGAGTATGCTAAGGGCTCAAAGGATCTATATGCTGAGATGATGAAATATAAGGGCGGGTCGATATAACGAGGTATTATAGTGACAACAACCACGACTATTCTTCCTCCACCGGTACAACAAAAGTTCAATGCTAAGTTATTGAGTACTCCTCAAGCTAGACTTATCTATGGTGCTTTTGCAATGCCATTTGAGATGGAAGAAAGAAGCGGCGATATCATGCGCATGAGACGTTACACCAGATTAGCCACTGCCCCAGTTCCACTAGGAGCGGCAATGAATAATCCTCCTGTACAAACCATGCGAGCTGTTGATATAGACGCTAGAATTGATTGGTATGCGACATATGTGCTTATAACTAAGCAGGTTACGCTCATCAATCAAGACCCTAAACGACAAAATGGGGTCTCTAAACTTTCACTAATTGACTTGGAAACCTACGCTATGCAGGAGGCTGCATAATATGGTGACAGGGGCCAAGTCGTTATTATTGCTTGAGGGCATGATTATGAAATCTAGAATTGAGTTTTCTCATTTGTTTAAGAAGTTCAGTTCTTTTTTGAAGAACATTATCGGGAAGTCTTTTGCTTCCCCAATTTTTAAATGTTTTTCTAATTTCTTTCATGACCTGACATTGTTTTTGTTTAATAATAAGAAAAGGTTCCAAAAGAGGGAGAAAATAATCAAGGGCTTCACCACCAATAGACCAATTATAAACAGCTCTACAAAAAGCTTTTTTACTAGTCCAGCGGTATTGATTTTGAGAACAGCCAGTAAAATGTTCTCTAAGCCATTCAATAAGACAAATATCACAAGATGTAATTTGAATTTTAGCATGCCATTGTTGGCGTGTTCCATATTTGCCTTGTTTTATATGTCCTACATAGAAGCAACCTTCTCCATCTATAATTCCTGCAAGGTAAGCGAGTTGAACTGGAGTTTGTCCAGTTGTAAAAATAACTTTTCTAGCCATGTAAATCCTTTTTACGTTAATGACGAATACATTATAAACGAAAGCAATAATAACGTACAGGCTGAACGACTGAGTGTGAGAGATCCTAATTGGATATGCGACAGTCTGAACTCACGAGGAAACCGTGAGAGGAAAGTTGAAGTGCTTTCCCGCCTAGAGATAGGTCATAAAAGTAACAGTTTGGTTTTAAATGAAGCAGCTGCTCGTCTTGGTCAATCGATGAGAGAGACCGAAGATGAACTTATCCGTGACATGCTTGCGGGTACAGCTTCTGTAATTAACTGTGTAAATGGTGTAAACGGAGATAATCCGACTGAAATAACCAGAGCTGACGTAGACGCTGTTGTAGCGACCCTACAAAACAACGATGGTGATTTCATTACTAACATGATCGGTGGCGAAGACAAATTCGGCACTGGACCTGTAAGAGATGCTTATTTTGCTATGGCAGACACAAATTTAATTGGACAACTAGAGAATGTTAATGGATTCATTAACAAAGCTTCCTATCCAAATCAAACTGGTGTTATGTCATCTGAATGGGGTAACGTCGGAAACGTTAGATTCATGTTAAGTTCTAGAGGTTCTATAACCACTGGCGCTTCACTACTAACTGCTGATATTTACAACATCTTTATTACAGCACAAAACTCTTACGCAAAAATAGAGCAAAACGGCGTATCTGCTAAATTCATTTACCATCCTCCGGGACATGGTGATGACCCTGCAGAACTTCGTCAGACTGCTGCTTGGCGTATGGCTCAAGTACCAAGAATAACAAACGATGCGTGGATAATAAGTCTACGTGCAACATTAGCATAAGGAGGTAAAACATGAGTACACCAATGTCGTTAGTAGCTCAAGGAAGTTTTATTTCTGATGCTGCTGCTAGAACAATTGAATTCCCACAACAAATAGATTATTTCAAAGTTAGAAATAGATCTTTGTGGGGAACCGCCCCGACCGCTGTCGTAGAGTCAGAATGGTCTAGGGGATATGCCGATGGTCAAGCAACTCACTTCACCGAAGGTGGTGGATCTGCTATTACTGCTACTGCAACTGCAGCTGGTGGAGCAGGTTATACTGAGATTGATCAGACAATTTTAACCCCAGGAGCTTTAGTAGCCACTGGTACAGCAATTACAGCTGCAACCCCTGCGGTTGTATCTGATGCAAATAACCCTGCAGTTGGAGACATCGTGAGAATGATGAATACCACAGGTATGTTGCAGATTGCTGGCATGGAATTTCAAGTAACAGCAATAACTGGTGGTGTAGATTTCACGCTAGGTTATTTAGCTGCTGTCGGCTTTGCTGCCGCTGCAACTAATGCAGATTACAGAATTGTAGCTAATCCAAGATATCTTCCAACAAGAAGATGGATCACTGGTATTACTGCTGCAAACCCTGCTGTTATTACTTGTTCCATAGACCACGGTTATTTAGTAGGAGACAGAATTACAGTTCATGTACCTGCTGCTTTTGGAATGGTTGAAATGGAAGGATTGACAGCAACAATAACTGCGGTAACTGCTAACACAATTACTACAGATATTAATAGTGCTGCATTCACTGCTTTTGCATTCCCAACATCTGCTGTTGCGGCTGCTGGGATATCTTTTCCTCACGTAGTACCTTTTGGCGAAGTAGCCACAAAGCTTACTACTGTAGTAGACAATGACACTTTCTTTGGTTTACAACTAGGAACAGCTGTTGTTGGTGCTAATACAAATGTGATGGATTGGGTAGCTTATGCTCGTGAATACACATTTTAATTAATTAAGGATGGGGACTATATGTCCCCTCCCTTTTAAAAGGAGATTTATGACTTTTGTAAAAGATGTTTTAACGCATCAAAGAAAAAATTTAACATCAGACCAGAAAAGAAAGGCTCGAGAAGAAATCGAAGCCGCTAGAAAAGAAGATTCCCAGTTAGTGAAAGGAGTATTCAAGAATCTTGACTGTCTTGGGGGAGATGTACAATTCGCTTACGGCGCTTATAAAGGCGATCCAATAAGAGTTTATAATTTAATAGATGGTGAAACCTACGAATTACCACTTGGTGTTGCCAAACACTTAAACAGACAATGTAAATATAAAAAATCGAAACATTTAGTAGATAGAGAAGGTAACCCAATGGTGGGATCTGACAAACCTATTGAGAGGTATCAGTTCGTAGCCACTGATTATATGTAATGGAGATATAAATATGGGCAGTCCAGATTTTGAACCAGATAGAAAAGTAATAACAGCAATTACAAACGCAAATCCTGCTGTTGTTACGTCTGCTGCTCATGGATATACTTCAGGAGATATAGTAAGAATAAATATTCCTAGAGCATATGGTATGCTATTAGGATCAGATCAATTTGAAATAACGGTAGTGAACGCCAATAGCTTTTCCATCCCACTGGATAGCTCCTTTATAGATCCTTTTGTTGTTCCTGCCGTTACTTCTTATATAGCGGCTGAGGTGCTACCAATAAGCGCCGAAACAGATAATATTGCTTAGGAGAACATATGACAACACTTGAAAATATTAGAGCTAAAGTTAGAAGAATAACTGCTAGACCATCAACAAATCAATTATCAAATGATGATCTAGACGCATATATAAATGATTTTTATGTATATGATTTTGTAGCTCATTTAAAAGCATGGAATCTGCGAACAGGAGCTAGTCCTTTATTAGCCACCACCCCTAGTGGAGATAGAGTCCTTGTAGAAGGAGACTTTTTATATGCTATTGACACTACAAAATACGTTAATATCGAGCCTCCTTTCTATGTTGGCGGATATGAAATTGAATACTTTCAAAATTCAGCAGCCTTTTTAAATTACTTTCCTTCTCAAATGAGTCATCAAACTTTAGCAACGGGAACTGCAATAGCTGGTCCATATACGGGTACTATCGAAAATATCCCTATATTATCCGATAGCGTCTTCATTTCGGCCATTGATGCGGCAGGTAATACGTTGGTAGCGGGAGTTAATGCCGCCGGCGTTATAACAGGCGATGTGCTTGCTGGTGGAACGATTAACCTTACAACAGGAGCGGTTGCCGCTTTAACTTTTACAGCTGTAATTCCTGCCGGTAATGATATTACAGTACAAAATCTAAACTTTACATCTGGAAGACCTACAGCGGTTTTATATGAACATCAGGCATTAATGTTTTACCCTGTACCTGATACTGCCTATGAGTGCGCCTGCACGGTATATTATACACCAGATGAATTAGGTGCTGGCGATTCAGTTGAAATTGGACAATGGTGGAATTTGGTGGCGATGGGAGCTTCATTAAAGATATTTACTGATGATTTAGATACTGAAAGCATTGCCAAGTTAAAGCCATTATTTGATGAGCAGTTACGACTTGTTGAAAGAAGAACGTTAAAACAATTAACTCCGAGTAGGGTCTCAACAATCTATTCAGATGATTATCATTATAAAAATCCATTTAGTAGTGGACAATAGGAGGTCTAATGACTACATATAATCCCAATATTCCAGTAGGCACGGATGTTCCAAGTCAATCACGTGCTCAAATATTAAATAATTTTACTTCACTTAATACGATATTTAATGTTGATCATTTAGCGTTTAATGCAGTAGACGGAGGGGAACACCAACAAGTAACTTTAAACAGTGTAGTAGGTGATCCAGGTTTAGCTACTCCGAAGTGTAGCTTGTATATTAAGACAGTAGCTGGTGATAGCGAGTTATTCTTTGAAAAATATGACAATACTGCTGCAGCCAATTTAGTTCAGCAGATGACAAACTTAAATATAACAAACCTAGTGAATGCGGGAACAGCCGGTGGTTCTTTATATAGAATGGACTTACCATTAGGATTCACTCTTTTTTGTGGACAGACTAACGCATTTTCCGGAGCAAGAACGGTAACTTTTCAAGCTCCAGTATTTACTACAATTTATACAACTAATTGTACTGTTGATGATGCCACAGCACAGGTTGTTTCGGTACAACAAAGCGCTGCTGGATTAACGATTCATACAGTAAATAGTGTTACAGTTAATTGGTTATCCATAGGAACAGTATAATGTCAAAATTATTTATAGGTCCTTATAAAGAAGGTTTAGAGAGAAATGTTGAGCCTTGGTTATTACCAAATGATGCATTTCCTACAATCGAAGACGCATATATTTGGAGAGGTAGAGTAAAAAAGAAAGAAGCATACTCATTTACTGGTAGACTTCATAGAGACGCTCCTACTTTACCTGATGCATTAGGAAATACGATAGCACCCGGAGCCACCTTTACAGGAACTATAAATGCAGCAAATCTTCCTATATCGCCTGGCACGGTTACAATAACAGCAGGAGCATTAACCTTTACAGATTATCAATCTGCCGTATCTAACAGAACGAACCAATTTTTTGATGGAAATGGAACATTAACTACAAATACTGTGAATGCTAATTCTGGAACTATAGACTATCTAACAGGGGTTGTTACATTAAATTTCGATCCTGGAGTAGGTATCGTTGCAGTAGCTCTTACAGCTGCCCAGAGAAACGATAGATTAGCTGTAATGGGAATAGGAACCTTTGAACAACCAGAAATCAACAGAGAAGATGTCATAGTTTTTGATGAAGATTATTCGTATGATTTTAATGCTGGAACCGGATGGTTTAGAGATGTTTCATTTTATGACATGGCAGCTCCTCAAAATCCAGTACAATGGACAGGAAGTAACAGTGATTTCTTTTGGGATGCTAATTATTATGATGTATTTTGGGCGACCAATAATGTCGAAGGCAATCATGGACGAGCTCTTACTAATATAACAGCCGCGGCGGCAGCGGTGATAACTGTTGGTGCTGGTCATCCATTTATTATTGGAGATGTAGTCTTCATCAATCAAGTTACAGGAATGGTAGAGATTAATGGATTAACCGGAACTGTAACAGGTATTGCAGCGGCAACTATTACTGTAAATATTAATTCAGGTGCTTTTACACCTTATGCTGCTGGTGGAGTGGTTTTTGCTCTTACAAGAACTATAACAGGAGATGGAATAAGATTTTATAATGGTTTTGGAGTAAATTTTGGATGGAGAAACTTCTGTCCTCCTCTTCAATCCGCTGCCGTACCAGAGTATTTAATGAGGGCGTTAATGGTAATCCCTTTTAAAGATCGATTGATAGCATTAAGTACGGTTGAAAGACCATTTCTTGGTGGTGGTGGTGCTCATTTACAAAGAGCTCGCTGGTCACAGAATGGAACGCCATTTTATTCTACAACAAATGTTTATACAGCTGGAGTGCCAAACCCCGGTTATTCATGGACAGAAGACCCTGGAAGAGGTGGTTACGTAGATGCTCCTACGAATGAAGCTATAGTATCAGCAGCATTTATAAAAGACTCTCTAATGGTTTTTTTCGAAAGATCTACATGGCAATTAAGATATACAGGAAGTGAAATTCTCCCATTTACTTGGGAACGTGTTAACGAGGAATTAGGAGCTGAAAGCACATTTAGCCCTATACCTTTTGATAAAGGAATATTAGCTGTTGGTGACAAAGGAATAATCACATCAAATACATATAATGTTGAAAGAATAGATCAAAAGATTCCTGATGAAGTATTCAATATTCACAATGATAATAATGGAGTCACAAGAGTTCATGGAATACGTGATTTCTTTAAAAAAATGGCATACTGGACATTCCCAAATGATGATGCGAATGCTATTTTCCCTGATAAAATCTTAGCCTACAATTACGAAGAAAGTACGTTTTCTTTATTTAACAATTCATTTACCTGCTTTGGAAGTATGCAGTTCACTACAGATTATACATGGGACACATTGCCTTACGCTTCTTGGGATGATTGGAATATACCGTGGGATGCGCCACAAGCACAAAGTTACTTTCCTTCTATTATAGCGGGCAACCAACGAGGGTTTGTTTTAAACCTAAGTACCGACAGAGTGGAAAATGATATTAGTTTAGATCTAGTGACTACTATTGTTGTTGCAGATTCAATTACTAATGCTACTCCTCCAGTTTGTCAGGTAACAAATCATAACCTACAAACAGGTCAGTTTGTTAAAATCACTAATACTACTGGCTTTGGTGTTGCTGTAGCAGCAGAAGCTATTGGGAATGCCGTTGTTGGTACAATTACATTTACAGGTACTCTAGACAATCTAGGTCTTTTCCCTACTACATTAGAAGTAACAGTGGGAGCAAATGTATTTACAGACATAGGAGATGGAGTTCTAAATGATGCAGTTGGAACGCCATCTGGAACTGTAGATTATGCTACTGGAAACTTTACTGTTAATTTCGCTGCATTAGGAGCTGCCACACCTGTAACAGCTAATTACACCTACAATATATTAAATTTCCGTAATTTCTATGTTAATGTGATAGGCGTTAACACCTTTTCATTATTTACCATAGATGAAGTGACTGGCAATAGAGATGCAGTCGCATTAGCTGGCTTTGGTGCTGCTTACCAAGGCTCAGGGCAAGTAAGCGTCATAGATAATTTTAAAATACTAACTAAACGGTTTTCACCCTTTATACAAGAAGATACTGCCTTTAGGATTATAAATTTTGATACATTTTTAAAAACAACTGATGGTGAATTTACTGTTAATGTTTATGGAGATCAAAACTCTTCTGATCCAGTCATCACCTTAATTGGATCTAGTGCTGATTATAATAATCAAAATTCAGAAAAAAACATAAAAAGGTTTTTTCCTTATGTTCAATCTTCATTTATACAATTACAATTTGGAATGTCAGAATTTCAGATGACTCAAACAAATAACCCATCTAATGACTTCGAACTTCATGCACTAAACTTAGACATACAACCTGCAGGTAGAATATGACCTTTAGTCCTCCTAGTAGTCTTGAGACAGCGTTACCAGAAAATGTTACTTTTGCACCTGAATGGCAACAGTTTTTAGAACAATGGACAGATCTATATAGAAAAGTATCTACAAAGATTAATTCTAAAGAAAGAGCGATTTATCCATTAAATAATGAAATAACCAATGATCAACAGTTCTTCACTGTTGGAGACACTAGAAATTACAGAAGTGTTTTTAGAAAAGCATTTAATTTTGGCGCTATTGCAGCAGGTGCTACTTTAAACATTCCTCATGGCATTGCAGCATTTACGGAATTCACAAGAATTTATGGGACTGTTATTACAGATGCAGTTGATTATCGACCTATTCCTAGGGTATCTACGGTCAACATAAACCAACAAATATCCCTAGATGTAGTGGGTATAAATGTTGTTATTATCAATGGAGCTGGTGGGCCTAATATTACATCTGGTTTGTGTGTGCTCGAATTCGTTAAAGGCTAAGATATTGTAATTACTTGATAGTAATTCAAAAAAAGATTTAACTAAAAACAAAAACTCTAGGAGTTTAAAATGAGTGCATTTAAAGATTTCTTCTTGGGACAAGGCGCGAGGTTCGAGCAACTGCCAAACGTGACTCCTCAACAGCAAGACATACTTTCTCAAATACTAGGTGGTTTAGGCGGTCAAGGTGGAGGATTAAGCGCAGGAATGGGCAATCTACAACAAATATTATCTGGAGACCCAAAGGCTTTAGAAGCTTTCCAAGCACCTGAATTAAGACGCTTTCAAGAACAAACCGTTCCAGGCCTAGCTGAAAGATTCACAGGAATGGGTGGTCAGCGTTCATCTGGTTTCCAACAGGCTTTAGGTGGTGCAGGAGCTGATTTAGGCGAAAGACTATCTGCTCAAAGATCTGGATTACAATCTCAGGCGTTCTCTCAGTTGCAACAGCTATTAGGAAAAGGAATGCAGTCTCAGTTTGACACTCAACAGATTCCGGGTAAAGAAGGGTTTTTACAGCAATTACTTGGAATGTTAGGACAAGGGGCCGGAGCTGCTATGGGTTTTGGAATGCCTGGAGCTATGGGAAGAAAAGGGGCCGGAGCTGCTATGGGTTTTGGAATGCCTGGAGCTATGGGAAGAATGGGTTCATCATTAATGCAAGGGGGAGGGTAAAATGACAGTACCAACAAGAACAGCCTTACAATTACCTAGAACTGGTCTAGGTGAGGCTTTAGGACAGGGATTACAGCAAGGCGCTGGAAAGGGAATACAGAGTGCTTTGAAAGCGTTATTAAGTGAGCAAGGACAGAAGAAAAAAGTTGAACAGCAAGGAGCTTTTAGTAATGCTTTAACACAAATGTTAACTGGACAGCAAACCAATACAGATTTATTGACCGATCCAAGTAATCCTCAACAAGAAGGTCCTGATCAAAATATAGGGTTAACTGTTGACCAGAACTTACAGTTATTTAAAATAAAAAGTGAAATTGACAGAAATAAGTTAGCTGAAGAGAAATTTGCTGCTGGAGAAACTAAAAAGCAAAGAGAATCTATTAGAACCTCAGCAACAGAAGCTACAAAAACTAAAAGAGCTGTTTCTAATATGAAAGATATTTTAGAAAAAGCAAAAACAGGCCCTTTGACTTTTGATAGTATGATGTTTAAATTAGGCTTAAAAGGAGCTGCCTCCCCAGAAGCTCAACAATTTCAAGCTAATTTAGTAGATTTTATGAACGGAATGAGAGAAAAATTTGGCGTAAGACTTACAGATGCTGATTTGAAATTAATTTTAGATAAATTACCTGATATCAGTAGAACTAAAGAAGGTAACACAGCCATTCTAAATATGCTTGATTCGCAAGCTGACTTCGAATTACTTAAAAAACAAGCTATGAATGATGTATTAAAAGAATCAAAAGGTATTCCTCGTAATTTTGATGAATTATTTGAAAATAAACTAAATGATTTAATAGATAAGAACAAAGCCATTGAATCTAAATTTGAAGAATCTGTTTCTAAATTAAATAGTTTAAGTGGAGGAACGCCTCTTCAAGAAGATGGTTTAAGTAGAGAACGAGCTTTAGATTTATTAAGACAAGCAGGCGGTAGTAAAGAAAAAGCCCGTGAATTAGCTAGAAAACAAGGAGTTAATATGCCGGATATTTTTGATCAAATAACAGAGCCACAAGAGCAACCTCAAGAACAACCGAGAGATATTTTTGATGAAATAGCCGCTCCAACTCCTGAACAAGAAAAGAGAGCTAAGGAATTCAAGTTTTTTGGCTTTCAACCGAAAGCAGAAACGATTGAAGGCATTAGAGAATTTACGGGAGTAGCTTTAAAGAAACTTGCTGGCGGATTATTAGGAACTCCTGGAGATATTCTTAAGTTTGTTAGTGGTTTAACCGGCAAAGAACAACCTAGAGACCTTATTCCAACATCAGAAAAAGTAGAACGCGGATTTGAAAAACTTGCTGGAGAAGAATTTAAACCTAAAAATGATGCTCAAGAATTTGTGGGAAATGCAGCTGGTTTTCTAGGTTCTATCATTGGAACTGGTGGCCTATCAGTTGGTGGTAGTGCAGCAAAAGCTTTAGGAAGATTAGTTTTAGCAGCTTTAGTACCTTCAGCAGTTGCTACTGC